GGCACTTCTACAGGAGGAGTAAGAGTACAAAAACTTACACCTGAAGGAGAAAAACTTTTAAAAGAAAATAAATTAAGTACTATTGTAAATGCACAAAAATTTATTAAATTTAAAACAAAACAAGGTAAAATAAAAGTTGTACCAAGTAATAAATATATTGTAGAAGGTATAGGAAGTAGGGATGCTCCTCTTGTTCCTAAAGGTGCAACACCAAAAACTCCTGCAGATAAAAAAGCATTTAGGGAATACTTTGAAAATGAAATGGATGATAGTCAAAGACTAGAATATGTTTTACAAAGATTTGAACCTCAGTATACGTCTTCACAATTAGCAGATATATTAGGTATTACTTCGAGAGATTTAACTGCAACTATAAAGTCAGGTGCAGGTAAATTTAAACAATATGGTGTAGGAGATGCAGAGCTTCAAGCTTTAAAAGATAGGTTTCAAGTTAGAAGTATTAGTAAAGGTATGAAGACTGGTGGTATAGTTAAATACAAATCAGGTACAGGTAAAAGTACTATAGGTAAAGTAAGAGACTATGTAAAGAAAAGTCCTATGAAGACTGCTATGGGAGGTTTAGGAGCATATGAAGTTTATGATGTAGGTAAATATGCTATGGACACACTAGGACCTCTTATGGGTTTTAAAAGTGGTACTAAAGGTAAAACTATAAAAGGTTGTGGTAAAGCAATACGTGGCTTTGGTAAAGCAATGATTAATAAAAAAGGAAAAAAATAATGGGTGACGTTATTAAAAAAAATACTTTAAGTTTAAAAAATCCTACTTCTAGTAGTCTTACAAAAATTATTCAAGAGAAGATAGGTGTTGATATAAATAATATAAAAGGTTCAGATATACCTAAGTTATTTAAAAAGGGTTTAAAATTTAAAGGTCTACTAGGTAAAAAAGTTGTAGATGGTATTTCAAGTTTTATTAAAAAGAATCCTAATACTAAAAAACAATATGAAAAGTTTTTACCTGATAGTTTAAAAAAGAATATTAAAAAAGATAAAAAGATTGTTAAGACTCCTACTAATGTTATTCCTAAAAAAATTAAAAAGATTGACATTGCTAATATAATGAAAAATCCTAGAACAGGTAGAGGACAAAACTTACCAACTAGAATTACAGATAAAAATAAAAATACAGGTACTAATCTTACTAAAAGAGTTCTTGAGGGTGAAGTTTTACAAGGTGTTAAAAAACCTAAAAATATTAATAGTAAAATAAATAATCAAACAATAGATGGAAAGTTTCAAAACATAACTCCTAAATCTAATCGAATAGGTAATCAAAACAAATTAAATATTTCAGGTTTAAAAAGAAAAGGATTGTTAGGAGTTGATGAGCTTCCTTTTAAAAAGAAAGATGCTATTGGTAATGACAAAATTAAAAAAGTTAAACCACCTAAAGATTTTAATCCTAAAATAAAAACTCCTAAGTCACCTAAAGTAATTAAAAAAGAATTACCTAAAGTTAAATCTAATAACTATACAGGTAGGTTTATAGATAAAGAAGGTAATGTTGCTTATGATAGCTTTTCAGACTTTTTTGCACATATGACAGGTAAACCTAAAAAAAGAAAAATGCCTAAAAAAACTGCACGTTTGTTTTTTGGTGAAGGTGATAAATTAAAAAGAAAAGATGCAGATAAAAAAGGTGCAGGTAAGGGTGTAAAGTTTAAGGCATTTAAATCAGGTACTAAGGATAAGACTATAGGTCTTAAACCATTACCACCTAAATCTCAAAGTCCGGGAATACATAAGCTACCTGCAAAGGCTAAAATGAATATGGGATTTAAGCCTATGTTTGGTGGTGGATTTATTTCAAGTTTATATGACAAACCTGAAAAGAGTGAAAAATATAAAGGTAACACAACTTCGGCAAGACAGGTCAAAGGATATGGCAAAGCAAAAAGACCCTAAAATTGGAACAGGTAAAAAACCAAAAGGAAGTGGTAGGCGATTATACACAGATGAAAATCCTAAAGACACAGTTAGCATCAAGTTTGCGACAATCGCAGATGCCAAAAACACCATTGCAAAAGTTAAAAGAATCAATAAACCATATGCGAGAAAGATACAAATCCTTACTGTACTCGAACAACGAGCCAAAGTATCTGGGAAGAAAGAACAAGCAAGACTTGCCAAAGCAGGAAAAGAACAAATAAGAAGGAAACATAAAAAAGCATGATAGAGTTTGTGTTAGTGTTTATGATGGGAATAAGAGTAGTAGACCAAACACAAATCTTTCAAGATATAGATAGATGCCTATACTTTGCAGAGAGATTAACTAGTCAACCTACAATACCTCAGATGGAAGGAGCTAATCTACGGATAACAGCATACTGTAAGCCTAGAAGGAAAAGATAATGTTAGCAGAACTTGCAGCAGCAAATGCAGCCTTTAGTGTAATCAAAAGTTTTATATCTAATGGTAAGGAACTTTCAGGTTGTGCTAAACAAATATCAGATTTTGTTTTTGCAAAAGAAGGATTAGAAAAGAAAGCTAAACAGAAAAAAGCCAAAGGTGTAGGTGGTTCAGATTTAGAAGAGTTCATGGCTCTTGAGCAGATAAGAGAAAAAGAAGAAGAACTCAAGCAGATGATGATATATCTAGGCAGACCGGGATTATGGCAGGATTGGCAACAGTTTCAAGCTGAAGCAAGAAAGACTAGACGTTATCAAGAAAAGATGGCACAAAAACGTCAAGAAGAAATAATGGAATACATAGGATATAGTATAGGTTTTATTATAATAGTATTCTTTGCAGGATTAGCAGCTTGGTTTGTTGGTAAATGGACAGGAAAATTTTAACACCATGTATAGGTGTATGCAAATTAAAAAATAATATATGTATAGGTTGTAAAAGAACAATACAAGAAATTAAAGAAGCATATGATAAAGTAAAGGAAACATAATGGCAATAGCAAAAAAGAAAAAATCAAGCTCACCTAAACCAAAGAATCCTGCACTATACTCAAGAGTAAAGTCAGAAGCTAAGAAAAAATTTTCAACATATCCTAGTGCATATGCAAATGCATGGCTTGTACGTACATATAAGAAACGTGGTGGAACTTACGCATAATGACTAAACCTAAGAATAGTGGATTAACTAAATGGTTCAAGGAAGATTGGCGAGATGTTAAGACAGGTAAAAAATGTGGCAGGTCAGGTAAAGATAAAAAGTCTAGACCTTATCCTGCTTGTAGACCAAAAGCAGTTGCAAGTAAAATAACTAAACAGGAAGCAAAGAAAAAAACAGGACCTAGCAAAGTTAAATGGTCAGTTACTGCTTCAGGAAGAAAAAGAAAGACTACTAAAGTTAAGAAGAGGATAGCATGAGTAAGTATCCGGGAGTAAAAAGATTACCATCAGGAGGTATAGAGTATCGTGGGAAAAAGTTTACAGGATTTAATAAACCTAAAAGGTCTGACAGACCGGGTAAAAAAGGCATGGTCTTGGCTAAAGAAGGTGATAAGATTAAGCTTATACACTATGGTGATTCTTCAATGGGTCACAATTATTCATCAGAAGCTAGGAAGAGTTTTAAAGCTCGTCATGCTAAAAATATACAAAAGGGTAAGATGTCAGCAGCTTATTGGGCAGATAAAAAATTATGGGCAGGAAAAAGTGGCAGCAAAAAAGCACCACCTAAAACCCAAAAACATACAAAAGGAATCAGAAGAGCATAAAAGAAAATGGTATGATTGGTTGAGAGGTAAGTAATGGCTATAGGTAGAAGTAGTATATCACAACAAATTAAAAAACCTAATACTAAAAAAGTAAAAAAAAGAAAGATTAAAAAGAAATGAGTACATCAGGTACATATAATTTTTCTATGGATATTGATGAGGTTATCCAAGAAGCCATGGAAATGATAGGTGGTGAGCCTACTCTAGGACTTGAGCCAAGGTCTGCAAGAAGGTCAATTAACTTATTATTATCTGATTGGCAAAATAGAGATATAATGTTATGGACTGCAGAAACTTCTACCATTACTGTTTCGGCAAGTGTAACTACATATGCTTTAGCATCTTCAAGTATAGATGTATTAGAAGCAGTTATTAGTAGAGATGACAATGATATACAATTAGAACGTATATCTATGCAAGAATATTTAAAGATACCAAATAAAAAACAAGCAGGTAAATCTACTCAATATGCAGTAAGACATGAAAGAGATAATCCTGAAATATATGTATGGCCCTTGCCTGAAAACTCTACAGATAAAATTAAAGTAGAATTAATTAGATATATGCAAGATGTTAATAAATCTGCAGTACAAACACCTGACATTGCAAGAAGATTTTTACCTTGTTTAACTGCAGGAGTTGCATACTATATGTCAATGAAACGACCTAATGTTGATATGAATAGAATTGCAATGATTAAAACAGAATATGAAGAAAGACTTGCAAGAGCTTTAACTGAGGATAGAGAAAGAGTAAGTTTATTAATTAAACCAAAGATTAGTATATAATGGCAAATAGCAAAAATGTATTTGGTCTATGTGATATATGTGGATTTAGATATAGATTAAATCAATTAAAAAAAACTAGCTATGGTTCTATGGTATGTCCTACAGATTATGATGGTGTATATGATTTAAAAAATCATCCTCAAAATAAAGCACCAAATACTAGAAGAGAAATGTTTATTCAAAATGCAAGACCTGACCCTAGAACAGATATACAATCTAATTGGGAGTCATTAGAAGAAAACTGGGAAAATAAAAATAATAATTGGAACATGGTATGAGTACATTTACAGGACAAAAAATTGCAAACAGTTATAAAAACTTACTTCAGGTAAATACTAGTAATAGTGATTTATCTTCTACGTTAATTACAGTAGAAACAGGAGCAGGAAATTCAACACCCTTACAACTAGCTACAGATAAAGTAAATGTAAATGGTACACTTCAAATAGGTGGTGTAGCCTTAACTGCAAATGTAACTGCATTAAATAATATTGCAGATTTATCAAGTCTTACAGGAATTATAGTAGGTGATTCAGGAACTCTTGCGGGTAGAACTCTTACAGGAAGTAGTCCTATATCTATAAGTAATGCAAATGGTGTTGCAGGTAATCCTACAATAACACTTGCAACTACAGGTATAACGTCTGCTACTTATGGACCTTTAGGTAAATTTAATATTGATACATATGGTAGAGTAATAAGTGTAAGTGTTGCAACTACAGTTTCTTCTAATGCTTTTGTAGGTGGAACATTTAATGGCTCTTCGCTTATAGTAGAAAATGATGTGTCTATAGGTGGTGATGTAGTTATTGTAGGTACTACTAATATGAAAGCAGTAAGTGCTACTGATGTAAATTTAAATAATCTTACAGTAGGAACTAAAATAACTGCAGGAACTGTAACTGCAACTACTATAGAGACAACTACATTAAGAGCAGTTAATGCAAGTATTACTAATTTAACTGCAGGTAGTTTAGCATTTAGTGATACGTCTGTAAATAATTTAAATGCAACTAACTTTTTTGCAGTAAGTGCAAATGCAACAAGATTATTTAAAGCAGGTGTAACTGTTGGTACTGAAACACAAATAGCAGCAGTAAGTGCCTTAACAAAAACTAATTTAGATGCAATTACAAGTATAAATACAGTAATGACTTCTGTTAATAGTTTAGCAGTTGCAGTAAGTGCCTTATCTAAAACTAACCTAGATGCAATTACTTCTATTAATACTGTAGTAGCAGGAGTTAGTGCCTTAACAAAAACTAATTTAGATGCAGTTACTTCAATTAATACAGTTGTTGCAGGTGTAAGTGCATTAACAAAAACTAATTTAGATGCCATCACATCTATTAATACTGTAGTAGGTAATTTAAGTGTAAATGCTATTACATCTATTAATACTGTTATAACTAATCTTTCTGCAACTATGGCAACAAGCATTAATAATAGAACTGCAGCTATTACAAGTATAAATACAGTTGTAGGAGATTTAAGTGCTACAATGGCAACTAGTATTAATAATAGAACTACTGCTATAGCTACAAATACTGCAGCAATTACAAGTATTAATACAGTTGTTGCAGGAGTTAGTGTTTTAACTAAAACTAATTTAGATGCAATTACAAGTATAAATACTGTAGTAACTAATCTTAGTGCAACAATGGCTACGTCAATAGCTAATGTAAGTGCCTTAACTAAAACTAACTTAGATGCAGTTACAAGTATAAATACTGTAGTAACTAATCTTAGTGCAACAATGGCAACTAGTATTTCAAATCGTACTGCAGCTATTACAAGCATTAATACAGTTGTTACTGATTTAAGTGCAACTATGGCAACTAGTATTGCAACTCGTACTGCAGCTATTACAAGCATTAATACAGTAGTAGGTGGAATAGGAGACCCCATACCATTTGCTATTGCATTAGGTTAGTTTATAAAGTATAATATAGTAATAATAAGGAAACATTATGGCAAATAATTTTAAAGTATCAGTCGTAGCAGGAGTAGGTACATCCCCTACAAGTGCTTATACTTGTCCTGCAAATAGTACAGAAACTACTATAATAGGATTAAGTTTAGCAAATATATCTACATCACAGATAACTGTAACTGCTCATGTAAGTATAGGTGCAGCAGGGAATGGTGTTGCAAGGTTAGTTAAAGATGCTCCTATACCTGTAGGTTCTAGTTTAGTTGTGGTAGGTGGAGACCAAAAATTAGTTTTAAATAATGCAGACCATGTAATGATTACATCAAGTGCAGTTAGTTCAGTAGATGTAGTAACGAGTTACTTGGAGATTTCTTAATGGCTTATACAGGAAATACTGTACCTGCTAACTTCCAAGCACCACCTGCTGTTGTAAGATTTAATGGTGATGGTTCTGATACAACCTTTGCACTAGGAAGAACAGTAGGTTCAGTACAAGAAATACTTGTAAGTGTTGATGGTGTTGTCCAAGATAGTGCAGCTTACACTGTACCTGATGGCTCAACATTAACATTTAGTGCAGCACCCTCAAGTGGTACAGGCAATATCTTTGTATACTTTCTTGAGTTATCAGCAGGAACAAT